CTAGTAGCCAGTGTCATCCTCAATGACGTTGAACCCCGCGAACGCCGCTGCAATACGATCTTCAAGCGTGACGGCTGCGGCGCGCTTTGCCTCTAATCGGGCAGTTTCTTCGGGGTCGCGGTCGAGGAAATGGGGAGCCTCTTTTTCCGTTCGCTTATACCACTCCATTTCGAGGAGAAGGCGGGTGCGATCGTCCTCAGCGGGAGAGCCGAAGGGTTCGAAAAAGTGGTAGGCTTCCCACTCTGCCATCTCATCTGGCGATAGCTGCCGATTGAGTTCGCTTACCGTTTTGCCGAGCGCGAGAGCGAGCCGGAAGAGGAAGCGCCTTTCCGGGCTGGCGCGGAATTTTTTTTTAGACTTTCGGGATCACGCCGGGCGTGTTCTTGCATGGCCTGCCAGAGTGAGACGATGGTCTGGTAGTCGAGTTCCGCAAAGGCGTCATAGTCCGCGACGCTGAACATCTGGTCGCCGTTTTCGTCCACGATCCCGAAGATCACGGTCAGGATCGCTTGTTCGTAGAGATCGACACGGGGCAGGCCTTCACGCTCGACCTCCGGTAATGCCTGATCTTCCTTCCAAGCGGTATGCGCGGCATCGTTGGCGTAGATGGCATCGAGGAGGTCCACGCGCGCCCGCGCCGACAATGCGCGGATGCGCACGGTGCCGCCCCACTCAGGAACCTCAACATCAGAGGTTGGAATGGGGGCGGCAAGGATCGCGTCTCGTGAGAGGAGCATCAGGCGGCAGTGCCCTTTGTGACTGGGCCACTGACCTCAAGCGTGATCGCGCCGGTCCACTGCTTATCGACGCCGCCCGACTTTTCGAACGACGGGACGAAGGCGTCGAACGTCCACTGCGTGCCGCTCGCCACTACTTTGAACGATGCCAGCGTACCGGCGGTGCGCGCGGTGTCACATGCCACCTGACCAGCGTCCGCAACAATGTAGTTCACGCTGATCTTGATCGAACCCTCATCGGGGATACCCATCTGTTTTTCTTTTGCGACGGAATCCAAGTCCGTCACGTCAATGATGGATGCAGCGCCCGAGCCGATGCCGCTAAAGTCGGTGACGCCCGAGATTTTTGTATAGGTGCTACCGGTCTTGATTGAGATTGTCGTTCCCTGCGACGGCAAAACGTTCTTGGCCATATTTCTCCTGAAAACTATAGTTCAGGATATTTATCTCCGTGGCATGATTTAGACGGTTGTATAGAATTTGAAGAACAAGAGTGCTCGGTGAAGTGTGGCCTGCGTTGTGGTGTCGGCCATCATATGTTCGTCAAGCCACTCGACAGTCTCGACACCGTTTTCACGCCAGATAATGAGGCTGTTTCGGATGGCGCGCGCAAGGATTTTCGCTTGGCCGTAAGACTCACTCGATATGCTAATTTGGAACGTTACGAAGCCTTCGTCGCCTACTGATCCGTCAAGATCGGTCGTGACCTGTGTTTCGAGAAGCTGATAGACCGCGCATGGAAGAGCGTAAGCGGTTGGCGCTACGCTGGGGTAGACATTCGGAATACAAGTTTTGAGGCGCGCATTTAGAAGCTGGTCGATCATACGGTATTTAGACGCCGCGCTTAATCAACTGCTTGTTCAGGACTTTGCCGATTGTATCGATGATAGATTGCTGAGAGTTTGTCAGCGCGCGAATCATGAAGGGGTCGGCGGCGTTGTGAATGCTGCCGAACTCAACGAATGAAGAATGGTACGCGCGTGAGCCGATCGTCACCGCGTTCTTGACCTGCGTGGGGTCAGCGCTCTTAAGTTTCTTTACCTTGATGTTGTTGACGATCTTCCCATGCGTTTCTTGCCGCGTCGTGCCACCCTTATTATGACGGGTGCGCGTTTCGCCTTCGGAAGTCTTGGGTGAGTTTGGGGCCTCTTTGATTGCCTCCTTGCGCAACGTGGCCGCGCCTGCGCGGTTCGCAATCTGGCCAGCTTTGGTGGCTTCCTGCTTCGACAGGCTTTCCAAGCGGTCTTGGAGCGCGGCCAGACCCCGCAGGTTCGCGGTGATCACAGACGCTCCTCCAGTGTGAGGACCATCGTCTGGCGGCGGTCTGGCTGGTCGATCGCCACGATGTCGAATTCGGTGTCATCGATCTGGACACGCATCGCCGTGGTGATGTCGGGGCGATAGCGGATAAGGTAACGAGCCGTGGAGTATGTGTCGCGACCACCCGCCCGCGCGGCGTCCTGCGTGCGCAATTCGAGGCGCTGGGCATGCAGCAAAGCGATCTGGCGAAAGCTGGTGATGACCTGACCGAATTCGTCCTGTTCGTTGCCTGCATCGTCGTAGCTGCCCGCGTCATCGCTCGCGCCAGCGCCTGCGGCGAAGAACATGAGCGAGGAGCCGCTCGTATCATCGGGTTCGATAGCGGGTGCCCCCGCTGCGACACGCGTCAGGGAGATGTTGGACGAACCGCTGCGCGCGCTCAGGAGCGTCAATCGCCGGTCAAGTTGTCCCGCGTTGATCTTCACAGCGAAAACACCCGAAATGGGGCGCAAAGACGGGTGATTGTCGTCATGGCGGCAGTGGCGTCGCCCGCGCGATCATCGAAATGCGCCGCGACGTGAACGGCGATGGCGTGTTTTAAGGCAGTCGGGACGATCGGCGTCACGAGCTTCCCGTCGCTGTCGGTGTAAGGTCGAATGCGTCGGCTGGTCAGGTGTTCGACAATATCCGCGCCAGACTCGACCAGCATCTGTATCGCGTTTGGGTCGGTTCCCGCATCAATTCTGAGCCATTCTTGAAGTTCGCTTTGTGTGATCAGCATGAAGATATTTATGCTGATACGAAAAGAGCGGGGATTGCTCCCCGCTCTTCGCTTTTCATCCTGCTATTCCGGCTTATGCCGCGACCTTCAAAAGCTTGTAAGCTGCGGTATCCACGACACAGCCACCCACACGCTTACGCGTCTGGTAGGTGACGTAAGGCTGCGCGATATACGGGTTGTAGAGCATCGACATCCCGACACGGTCGGCAATCGTGTAGGCGCGCTGGAAGTCACCGAAGACGATAGGCGTCGAGTTCGCTGCGATGTTCGGCATGTCTTCGGCTTCCACCACCTCATAACCAGCGAGCAAGCCGGGGACGCCCGACTGGAGGCTATCCTGCCACAGGTAGCGACCTGTGGTGTCCTTCAACATCCGAACCTGACCAAGCGTGTCCTTGTTCATGATGAAGCGGGCGTTCGGGCGGTACGCGGCCTTCAGCGAGTGGACCAACGCAATGATGGAGTCAGCGGTGATCTTCGCGGCGTCGCCGGTCTTCACGGCCTGAACGGTGCCGAAGGCGCGGGTGGAGTCGGCGGTGAACGCTGTGGTGACGTTGAGGAGCCCCTTCGGCTTCTTCACGCCATCGCCGAGGAGGAATGCGGCACCTTCTGCGCGAGCAAACTCGGTCGCGACCTCACTGGTTACGAAACTCGCGATGTCGAATGCGGAATCCTCAAGGATCGTCTGAGTGACGAACGGGCTGGCATATAGCTCGCCAAAGGACGGCACGATTTCGACCAGCGACGACGCGGCGGTTTCGGGCCGAGCGTCCTTCTCGCCGACCCATGCCGACGCGGTCCCGCCCACGGAGAACGGAATGTGGAAGTCGGGCGTCGTGACGGAGATGACCCGCGCGACCGAGCGCATCGGCGAGATGTCGATCACGGCCTTCTGAATCTGGCTGTCGATCAGCTTCGGCACGGTGTAGCCGCCCTCAGCCGGGACCAGCGCCGACATCGCTTTGATTTCCATGGAGTCGCCGCCACGGAGGTACATGTTGAACGCCTTCGTCTCATTGTCAGTCGTAATGTTCGACACGATGGCGGGGCGATTTGCGGCGGTTTCGAGCGCCTTAATTTCGGCGCGAAGCTCGGTCAGCGCCGTGTTCAGCGCGTCAGCCTGCTTGGTTTCTGCACGGTCTACGGCAGACTTGAACTCGGTTTCGAGATTCTTGAGTTCGGTATTCAGATTAGCGGACATACATCTCCTTGATTGTTGCAACACTCGATCGGATGGCCGCTAACGCAGCCTCGTGGTATTTAGCTTGCTGTTCATCGTCGGCGTCTTCCTCGACATCATTCGACTTTTCATCTTCGTCTTCCGTGACCTCGTCGTCGGCGGTATCGTCCTCACGGCTGTCAAAAAGCTTTGTGATCGCGTCTTCGCCAAAGCCCGCAGCCGTAAGTTTTTTCTTCAAATCTTCATCCATGTCATTCTCCTGATTCTTGACGCTCGCGACACGCGCCAATTCGTTGCACGGGAAGGTAACGACCGAGATTTCGATCAACTTCGCTTCGGTGATGGTCCGCGTCTTCCCGTCTATTTCATATCCGGTCGCGATATATCCGATGGACAGCCCAGAAACTGCCCCGGCCTTCACCGCTGCGTAGGCGTCACGACCCGCTGTCGTGTCGAGGAATTGGCCGCTGGCTTTGAGGCCGGTTGAGTCCTCTGTGAGATCAGTCCACACGCCAATCGGTAGCGCGAAGGCGTCGTGATTGAAGAACATCGCGGGCATCGTTCCCGCCGATTTGTGTTCTTCGAGCGTGACGCTGAATGCTCCGGGCGCGATGATGTCGCGCGCCTGATCCACATTGTTGAAAACTGCGCCATAACCCTCGAAAGTGCGCGCCGTCGCACCTTCCGTTTCGGCAAATTTAACCTCTATCTTCCCCGCGAAAGCCTTCTTTTCCATGAGGGTATTTATTCGGCGGGGGCTTGCGGCTGTTTGTCGGGACCAAATAGATTGACGGCAGGTGTCAGGAGGTCGGCCGTGGGATCATCGGAACGATCGAAACCCTCCATTTCGCGAGCTTCATTGCGGGTGAAGATGCCGCTCGCGATCCCGTTTTTATAATATTCCATCCGTTCTTTGGCGGTGCCCCGCAGGAAGTCGCGGTTATCTATCGTGACGCGAAGGCCAGCGACGCGTTCGGCATCTGTCAAAAGCGCCTTTTCGGCTGACTGCATGTAGCGAGCGTGCCAGTGCGCATCCGTGTCTTGATCGTGCGCGATGTGGACTTGCTCAACACTCGCGTAGGACTGTGAACCGAGCGATTGAAAGACCTTCGTTGGACTGACCCGGAAAAATCGGCAGACTTCTTCAATCTGGTAGCGGCGAGCTTCTATCCACTGTGCATCGTTGGCCGTGGAGGCGAGCGGATTGAACTCAACGCCAGCGGGGAGGAGGATTGTTTTGTGAGCGTTGTCCACTCCCTTGGCCTGTGAGTTCCAAAATTCGGTGAGTTCGCGGACCTGTTCGGGGTTCAGCACTGTGCCGTTTGAAGGAGACAGAATGCCTCCCGGCTTTGCGCCGTTTTTAAATAGGTTTGCGCCGTACGTCTCGGTCGCGGTCGCAAGGCCGAGGGCATTGCGAGCCGCCTTGATCGTGGGCATCCCCTCATAGGAGAGCCAAGCCGGTCCCTTGAGGTGCCAAATTTGCGATGATGGGACACGCATCCCGTAGAGGTAGTAGCGGACCTCACCGCCCAGCTTGGTTTCATCGACCTCTATCGCGACGTTGCCGGGGTCGATGGGTAGAAGTTCAAGAATTTCGCTCGTGCGCTGAGAGCGATTGATGAAGACGTGGGCGTTGCTGTTTAACGCGAGATGCCAGCCAATCTGTTCGCGAAATTCGTAGCTGGTTTGACGCGAATTCGGTGAACGGTTGAGAAGATTGTAGAGCGAATGATCGGTTGCCGCGATGCGCCCGCCAGATGTTTCGCGATGGAGATAGCACGGCGGGAGGGCAAGGCCCTCAGCGATGACGCGAGCGCAAGCATGAACCGCGCTGACAGTCGTGCCGCCAACGCCGATACCCATAGTTTCGCGAAGTGCCGCCTCAACCGCTTCCGGTGAGGAGATCGTCGGCGTTACTGTATTGTATTCTGACTTCTGTTCTGTCGCTCCAAAGAGCCAATCCATAAAACCCATTGGTTATTTAGGTAGATGGGATTAGTCCAAGACGGCGAACGTCAGTTTGACGGGCGGGGTAGGGCGCGTTTCGCAAGACGCAGCGTACGCCATCAATGTCGCGGTCATCGCGTCAATCTTCTGATGCTTCTGTGATTTTGACGGCTTCACGGGAATGCGCGTCACACCTTTCTCAGAAACGGCGACATTGGCCGCGCACCAATTCAACACCGGGTTATTGGGGTGGCGGATATGGCCGTTCTTCAGGTCGGCCTCAAAGTCATCAAGGGTGGTAGTCCAGAGGGCAGGGGCAGATGCAGGCCAAATCTCTGTCTCGATTCCAAGTGCTTCGACCTCCTGACGTAGAAACTCGCCCTGCCATGGGTCAAAGATCGCCTTCACAATCTTGAAGTCACGGCATAGCCGGAGGACGTGACGCATGACTTCTGCAAAGTCAGATGCTGTGCCCTCCGTCGCGCTCAAGTGGCCGCTGTCGATCCAATCTCGGTACGCGGGAGCATTCGGAGATGCGTCCAGTGCGCCTTCGGGAAGATGGGCGAAGGGGAAGATGATCTTGCGGTTGCCGTCTGGGATGATCAACGAAACGGCAGTGAGGTCCTGACGCGTCGAGATGTCAGCGGCGAGATAGGCTTCCCTGCCACGATAGCGGGTGATGTCGAGCGTTTCATCTATCGCCGACGCCCACAACTGCGTCGTGAGCCATCCCGCTGCGCTCGCGACCCATTGATTGAGATGCTTGGTGCGGATCGCAGCTTGTTTGGCAGGCGACTGGCGCGCCTCGCTAAGCTGGTCCTGTAGATAGGCGGCACCGACACTCACGCCCCAACACGGATTGGCCTTCCGCCACGATGCTTCGTCACGCCAGTCGTCGCCGGGGTCGATAGTGTAGATGAGGGCGAACAATCGGTCGTTGGCCTTCAGGCCAGCCAATACGGCTTCGGCCTCCATCTGCTCAGCATGGCAGACACCAGCGAGATTGTTGCCCGCCGTGGTGATGATGAGAAGAAGCGGCTGTGAGCGCGCGCCCATGCCAGTGCGGAAGGCGTTAATCTGGGTATCGTCGCGGGCCTGATGAAGCTCATCGCAGCACGCGAAATGGGGCGATGATCCATCCTTGGTATTGGCGATGACACGAGAGAATTTCGAACCGCTCGTGACACTATAAACGGCGGATTTCGCCACACTGATGTCGAGGGCTTCGGCCAGTCCCGGCGACATCTCCACCATGCGGCGGGCGGGCTCGAACACCTCGTTGGCCTGCTCCAGTGACGTTGCGCCGGAGTACCCTTCCGCACCCGGCTCGCCGTCTGCGAATACCATGTAGAGCGCGATCCCGGCGGCGAGGAGTGATTTGCCATTCTTGCGCGGCAACAGGATGAGGGCTTGGCGGTAGCGCCTGAGGCCGGTGGCTTTTTCGAGCCATCCAAAGATGTTCGCAAGCGCGAAGACCTGAAACGGTTCAAGGCGGATGGGCTGGCCAGCCCATTTGCCTTTGACGTGGACAAGGCCCTGTATGAAATTGCAGACGTGATCGACCGCATCTTCACTGAAGATGAGGTCCCGGCGGTCAAAATCGGCTTGGAAACGCTGCGCCGCCTGCTTGATCTGGACGCACGCAGGCGTCTTTCCACTCAATATGTCTTTGGCATAAACGGCGGCGACGGCTGAAAAACTGTTTCGGGTGAATCTTCTCACCCGATATTTAGGATCAGCGCACCTTAGGCCGGACGGTGAAGGGCGATGCCGTGGGCTTATCCGCCGTTCCTACGCGCGCGAGGCGAGAGCGAAGCCCCGCAATGCCGAGTAATTCAGCCATGCGGCGAAGCTCAGTCAGAAGTGCAGCCTTGGGTAGCTCGCCCGCGCTGATCTGGTCGCGATAGAGGGCTTCCATGGTGCAGTAGCGGGCAAATAGGCTGCTATCTGCGTCTGTGATCCCACAGGCCGTGACCCGGTCCAGTTCCTCACGCCAAACCGAGCGTGCTTCCTTGGTCAGATAGCGGGGAGGGATTGGGGCGCTCTTGGCAGGCGTCCCGATTTCGGTGATGTCGGCGTGGCGGTCAGCGCGGAAAGTGCCCGCGAGCGCTTTGGCGGTTGGATTTGCTATTCTACGCCCGGTTTTCATGCTTTTATTTAGCACGCTACGCAGTTCGGGAGGTTCGCAATTGTCGCTTGATCTGGGTTTTGCTGAATTGCTCGACCGGGTCGAGAAGCATATCGGGCCGAAGCCGACCAAAATTCTGATATTTTCAGCATGGCTTTTCGCCATGGCCTTTTTCGTCAACGGCATCTTTGGATACGTTGTGCAGCCGCTTCTCAAGGTTGGTCCAAACGTTTGGACGGCGTTGTCTTGGATGGACTACTTTAGGATCGGCCTGACGATCCTGATTGGTGTGTCGACATTTTCGTCTCTGCTCGAAGCATATCGAATGAAACTACTTCGCGCTGAGTTTGAAGGGGCGACGGGAAGGGCAGACGAATTACTCGATAACGTCAGCGCATTTACACGTAAGGTTCAGCGAGAAGCAGACAGCGACTTAGAGAGAGCGAAGCGGCTTATACGTGATGCGGCGCATAATGTGGAGCGGGCGCGTGAGCTTCAAAGGGCAGCCCAAATGCTGGCCGAGGATATGTATGCAATCGGCAGCGCGAAAGAAGTTATGTCAGACGAGATGCTGGCCGAATTTCGTGGTCTACTCGACAGTTTTGAGGAGGCAACTGCTAAGCTGGATCATCCCGGCGGTGAACAGGATAGGTCTGAGGCCTGAAATTTCATTCTGACATGAAGAAAAAAAGGCTGGGGTGCGGTGTACGCCTTTGAGGGGACGGGATGATTTCACCCCGCCCCCTTCATGACGCGCTTGATTGGGAGGTCGAACCTCCAAATGTATTTATCATCGCGGTTCAAATCGCTGCCGATTTCCAAATTTTGGATCATTTCCCTCGTGTTAACCGTTTGCGTTAGGCTGATGGCTGATGCGAAGTCTTACTCTCCTCAGCGTAAGGGAGTAGCGATGCCAAAATCAGATTACCGCGCGGATGTTATCGGTTGCTATGCGATGTGGTCGCCAACGCTCCATGATGCGCACCGGAGAAAGTTTCCATCGCAAGATCATACTATCATCAAGATTGGTAAGTCGGAAGACATATTTGGTCGTATCGATAATCACAACGGAATTGATTCAAAGTTTTCTATCTTGAACTGGGCCAATGACCGTGATGGTTATGCCCATGTCAAAGATTGGAAGCTTTGGCGCATAACCACGCAGCTTAATGGAATGACGCTTCGCAGAAGGGAATTGCAACTACAAGATGCCCATGTGCGCGTCGCAGATTTTGTCTGGGAAGACATTCATCGGAAAGTTTCCGATCGAAAATATATCCCTGCCGTCGAAGAGCTATTTGTCTGTAGGATCGCCACCGTCGCGGGTCAGTTTGGCATGCCAATAATGCCCATTGCAGAGTTAGGTGACGGGTGAAGGACCGGCACGCCTGAGCCATTCGCCCAATTCCGCATCGAGGCCAATCGAGGTGATGTCATAGCCTCGATTAGAATAGCGCGCCTCAATGATTGCCTTGGCGTCATTGCAGGCGCGGCAGGCGGGCGCGAGGTTCGCGATATCGTTGGTCCCGCCAAGGCTGAGCGCGATTATGTGGTCTATGATTGTTGCGGGGGTGACGTGACCGAGAGCACGGCAATAGCGGCACAATGGTTCGGCGTTGAGAATGGCGAGGCGCTGTCGGCGGTATGATGCAGAACGATCGCGAAGGCCGCTGCTGCCGCCTTTGGTGAATTTCGTTCGACATCGGAACGACTTCGGTTTGTCTGGCACCTATTATTTAGATAGGTTGGCTGTAACTGATCAAATAATCGGGAGGAGCGAGAAATGGGCTTTCGGTTTCGCAAGTCGATCAAAATCATGCCCGGTGTCCGGGTCAACGTCAGCAAGTCGGGCTTCAGCACGAGCGTTGGCGGTCGCGGCGCGACCATGAACGTGAGCAAGCGGGGCGTTCGGACGACAGTCGGAATACCGGGGTCTGGCCTCTCTTATTCGACCCTGCACGGCAAGCCGAAGCCGAAGCCCCCAAAAGTGAACTGGCCGATGGTGTCGGTGGATAGGCCGCAAATTGAACCTTCCAAATCTGGGATCGGTATCGGAAAGACGATGATTATCGCTTTCATAATCATCGTTTTGGCGGCTGCGCTTCTTAGCTGAAGATAATTACTTGCACCTACGGCCATGCAGACTATCTGCGAACGTCTCCCATCCAAGGATCGAAAACATGGCCGATGAAAACTTTGAAATTGACGCTGTCGAACTCGCCACCGAACTGACGGTAGCGTGGCTCGCTAACCCCAATACCCGCACGTCGGCCGATGATGTCCCCGCGTTCCTGCACAAAATGCATGAGACGGTTTCGAGCTTGATGGGCGGTGGCGCTGCGACGACGGAGATTGAAGCGCCAGTCGAGTACACCCCGGCTGTATCGGTGCGTAAGTCGCTCGCATCGCCTGACCACATCGTCTCGATGATCGACGGCAAGCCCTACAAGACGTTGCGCCGACATCTCGCGACCCATGGCCTGACGCCCGAAGAATATCGCGAGCGCTATAGCCTGAAGACCGATTACCCGATGGTCGCCCAGACCTACTCCGAAAGCCGCCGCGCCATGGCGAAGAAGATCGGTCTTGGCCGCAAGCCGGGCCAGAAGGTCGAAAAGGCTGCGGCTAAGCCTGCTCGGAAGGGTAAGTCGGTCGCAGACGCTAAGGCGGCGGCTCAGGCTCATTTGGGCGGCGAAGGCTAACTTTTTGCCCTGAGTATTATTAGTATGTGGGCTGGGATATGGGGTTCCAGCCCAAGTTTTATGGACTGGTAAGTAGTTCTTATTTTTAATGCTTTTCCGTGCTCTATGTTTTCCCTTTATCTTGCGGCTTTTTCTGGCGGGCTTTGCGGGTCGGCTCGATACTGTGGACGCTTGGAGCCGTTCGCGCGTCATCCGTGATATCTTGCGATGGATGCTGGGCTGCGAGAATGTCAGCACCTGTAACGACTATAGGCGTAGTCGCTGTGTTTGCGTTCATGGCCGCTAAGAGTTTACTTCGAAGAGCTGGGTCATTATATATATGTGATAGATAATTCAACGGTACCGATGGTCTGCTGGCGAATTCTTCTTTAAACATTGTTCGTAGAAGACTCGAAATTTGATCGTCTGACATGGTCGCCAAGCGCCCTTGACCCTGAATTGCTGGCGCGACATTGTTCTCGATTCGAGATATTCTATCCGAGAGATTGGAGAGAATTTCATCTCTCGGATCGCCACTGCTTCTAATCTCCTTTAGCGCAGCCGCTTGTGTAACAGGATTTGACACCCTGTAGTTTTCGTCTTGTGTTGCAAAAACTGCTGCCCGAAGATGATCCTTAGCACTCACAATACTCTGAAAGTCTAAAATGTCGACAAATATTGTCCGTTGATCAGCATTGTCGAATGGTAGCTTAACCGATTCGGCGATGATATGGATGGTTGGCTTCTGCAGAGCGTGTCGAATACCTAATTCGTAAAACGCGTTGGGGTTGAATCCTGTCAGGTCGGCAATGACAAGATCAGCATTTACAATATCATTGATGACAGCCTTGCTAATCGATCCCGGCGCGGCATCCTCGTCGGCTCTTTTTACGTGATAGGATAGTTCGTCGGCTTCTAAAACTGGCTTGATTATGCCGTCACGAAGCCAATCCGCAAGCTTGCGCACTGGTGTTCCAACCTCGCCGATTGGACCGACAATAAAGCATAGTTTTTGGTCTGCTTTTTCGTTTGGCATAAAGCTCCTCAATAATCGGAAGACGTGTGATCGGCCAAAGATTTATGCAAAATTTGCTGGACGGCGCTGAACCTCGACCTCTGAGAGTCCGACGAACGCGACGTGATTGACACCATCCTTCACCTGTGGGCGGATCGCCTCCCAATGAGCAAGCAGAATTCTAAAACGGCGGAATTGACGTGTTCCTTCCGCTGTGGGTATTTGCGCATCCTTCACAGTCCACGCGCTCCCATACTCACTGTCGGCAATCGTCATAACTCGTCGCTCGACGTCGGGGGCGTACCATTGTGCGATGTTAATCCACTGTCTTAGATTGGCTTCCCAATACGTTTGGATGCCAACCCAGTCGCGCCAGTCGTTGTCGCTATATGTCTTTCCATCCCTCAGTTGCACATAGAGTGTGTCTGCGACGGAGGAAATTTCGCCTTCTAGGCCGCGCAACATCTCGCGATTTTGTAGCGCTAAGAATGATTGAACAACCCGTTGAGAGTTCTTCTCAACCAAATCGCCCAGCTTACCGATGTCACGCGTGTTTATAGCGCCGTCCACCCGCACCATTTCCAACTTTTCTTCGATCTTTGTCAGCGTTGGAAGTCGCTCGGAAAGCGAGTCTAAAGTCTTATCTCGTTCTGCAAGGGCGAATCGGAGACGTTTTTCGAGCTTTTCTAACGACTCTTCGAAGCGGGCTTCTTGGCCGCACATACGCTGATAATCGTCGATTATCCGCGCCTGCTTTTCGGCCATCTCGTCAATCCGTGCATCGGTTTGGAGAACTGAAGGCGACGGTCGCTGTCGCCTGATTGCGTCGAGGGCGGCGGCAACGATAACGGTCTGAAATAGCATCAGCCATCCCCACAGCGGCATGAGCGCCGACACCGTCATGAACAGCGTTGGGAGCTTGGGTAGGCCGAACTGATTGCTCGTCGCATCCCACATGGCAATCGCTGCAATGACGCTGGCGAAGGCTGCGGTGACGCGAACCCAAATAGGTTTAAAGATCGATCGCAAGGCGGCGGCGGTAAGGGTGGGCGTCGGCGGCATATGATACGATGGCCGCTGGCGCGGAAGCGTGTCAACGACCCCACGTCGCAGCATTATCAAAAAAATGCCAAACGAATCGAGTTTGAAGCTGGGCGGCACCTTGTTTGCGAGCATCCCTCGTGGGAAACTTCAAAATCGATAGGAGGTAGTCATCGTGCCATTTGATTTTCCGGCCTTCTTCTTGCTGCTCGTCACATTCGCGTTCGTGCTTAGCGCGTGGTTCGGATTGATGCGCGCGCTGTACGCAATTGCAAATTGATAACGGCAGACCGCACACCGTCATTAGATCGTGTGCGGTCTTCCACGATAGTTCGAAGATTGACAATCGCGAAGTTCTATCTACGTGTCGCGCCATAGACGGCAGTAGGGAAAACTGGCATGGCTCTCAAAGACCTCCTCGCACTTGCGGATAAGAAGCTGCAAGACGTGTTTCACACTAAGGCCTACGACCCCGGTAGTGACCGCGAGCGTACGATCCTTCGCATTGAGGACCAGCGGGCGAAATTTCTCGCCACTGAACCGGCCAAGGGCAAGAAGGACTTCGTGGTTCAGAACAAGGTCGTGCAATATAGCCCAGTCGTGCCACGCGCTGGCGCACTGGTGATTGCGGGTGAGACAACGCACTACATCCCCAGCGAACGTTTCACCGACTTTCTGGATGTGTTGAAGACTGAGATCGCGAACGGCAATCTCGACCGAGAATTGGAAGCGGCCCATAGCGAAGAGAGTAAAGCCGCAAAGTCTACCCGCTCTGCGCGTGCGCCTCGCGAAGGTGGTGGCAAGGGCTGGTCTGAAGAACGTCGGGCAGCTTACGCAGCGACGATTGCGGCGCGCAAGGCGGCAAAGGGGCAGGGCGCATGACTGTGTCGCTGCTTGACCAGATTCGCGGCTACGAAGCGGCGGCAAATAAGATTCTACAGGAAATGGACGCGGCGCAGGCATTGCCTGATCCTGCCCGCAAGCAAAAAGAGGCGGACTGCAACAGACGCCTCTGGCCTATATACGATGCGCTCATGAAGCTTACTAAGCTGCCAGAACAATAATTTCTCGGTATATTGAAGAGAGACGGGGACAAATCTCAGCCTCTTTTGCATAGCCGTACTGTTTGTAAAAATCAGCACAGCGCAATTTTAACTAACAGGGTTGAAGCAGTCGGGTCGATAATTACCTCATGAATACAACGAGGAGAATTTGTGATGCTGACTGATCAAGAAATTGAGGCGGGAAAGGCCAAGCTGCGCTACACGTCAGATGTTCTGCATGAGCATAACGATTGCATTCGTTTGGCGTATGAGTGGTTGGACGCACAAGTGACGATCAAGAGTGGCGCGAAGAAATTTCGCCCGCTTAAACATATCATCGAGAAATGGGCAGGGCGCTACGTCAGCCAATCGGATGTCGAGGTTGCGGCCATCATGCACCCTCGCATCACGGGCGAGTACCCGAATTACAACCTGTCGGCGAAGATCGTGTTGCCCAACGATCGCCGGTTGCAGGGGATTGGCGAAGCGCTGACGCAGGGGCAGCGGGACCGAATGGACCGCTCTATCTACTCAACTGTCGAGGCGTGATGCGAAGAAGGCCGGTGGTGCACCACCGGCCTTCCCAAATGTGTCTCTGAGTGTGGAGCGTGCTCAATGGTGATCAGCCATGGCGCTCACATGTAGGTCTCATCTGCAAATGAAGCCGTCGCATATCGGCCTAAAGCCGAATATATAGCACCTGCCATCGCAGGGGAGAGGGTCGATGCCCTAGCGCAATACGCCCCAAGCTTGGGGCGCTTGGCTGTTCGGTAGGCTATAAGCCCGTATCAGGATTTTGGCGGTTCGCCAAAGACCCTGAAGTGCTCGCGGGAGAATGCGGCCTGAGCACGCAAAAATTCCCGTGTAGCTCTTCCGTAGGCTGCAAATGCCCCAACGTATGCTGGGTCCCGCATGCCCCTATTGTTTCCGAACATAATCTGTTCCTGCTTTTAGAACGGACTACGGTCATGGCGACCATGAACCGTGGCCGCATGGTATATATCGTGTCAGCCGATGCTCGATTCAAGTCCACAAGATCGCGGGCTAGAAGGCGCTGTCACCGTGGCGCTGTCACCTGAGACGTTTTTCCCCAGACACACAGATATAGCCATATATCGTGCAATATAATTACGTATTACTAATATATAATAATAATAATTCCTTCAATTACTCTATGGGTTTTTGGGATGTCTCTATGGACCCCCAAATCTGGTGACACCCGGTGACACCGCCTCAAAAACCGCAGAAATCCGCCATTCCCGCTGTCACCTGAGGTGGTGACAGCCGTCACTTTAGGGGTTGGGGTGTCACCAAACTGGTGACAGCTAGGTGGCACCAAAAAGTGACACCCGGTGACACCCTAGGTGACACCCCGAGTCACCCGAGGTGACAGCCCGACGACATCCCCCGCGACATTGAACTTCGCAATATAGATTTAAATCGACACCGGATTCGGGCGTCGAGTATAAATACATGAGACAAGGGCCATTGCGGGGTATTAGTCAACGAGTTTCAGTTTTCCTCCACAAGGAAAGACCAGAAGACCCGATGTGCCGCAATCGCATCGGGTCTTTTTTGTGGAGTAGAAAATGAATGACAATATTGAATTTCCGATCAATCTAATGCCACCTCGCATTCGAGATGCAATTGAGGCTCAGGCCGCGATGGGCAATTACCATCTCCCATCTGTGGCGACAGCGACACTGGCGATTGCAAGCCATGCGGCACAAGGCCTCTACGACATCGACTTTCTTGCACGACCCTCAACAGTGCCCGCTTCGATATTCGCACTGATCTGTGCGCCGTCAGGTTCTGCCAAATCCTCGCTTTTCGAACCTATGCTGGCCGGTGTCCGCCAGTGGCAACATCGCGTGTCGGATGTTCATCGCCTCTCGCTGGCCGATTATGAAGTGGATCGTCGTCTCTATGAACGTCAACGTCTCGCGGCTGAGAAGGAAAACGACCGAGATACGCTCATTGACCTTGAGCGCCGCAAGCCGCGCCCGCCACGATCGCCGCAGAACGTGTCGAGCAAGATCACGACGAATGGCCTGTTCCGTTCTCTGCATGACGACTGGCCCACCCACGCGGTGTTCACGCCTGAGGGGGCAAGCCTTCTGAAGGGCTACAGCCTCAACGCCAAGAATGCGCCCGAGGAGTTCGGCGGGGCTCTCGCGAGCTTGTGGTCAGGGGAGATGATTGACCGCACGACAGGCGATCAACGCATGATCCTTCGCGATCGTCGATTGGCAATGCTCGTGATGGTGCAGGGGACTGTCGCGGAAGAATTCCTGTCGAGCGAAGCTCTCGAAGGGCAGGGGCTATTGGCCCGTTTCCTCGTGGTGAATGCGCCAACATGGCACCCGCTGGATGAGGATTTTACCACGCCGGATCATCGCGAGCGGAAGGAGCGCTTGCTGCGCCGTATGGATCGTTTCCACGGCCGTATCGACCAGATGTTGAGCGAGCCGCTCGCGACGCGTGATGGCCAAGACGGTGAACTCGATCTTCCCACGATGACGTGGACTCGGGAAGCGTCACAGGTCATGCGGTCGTTTCAGACTGAGGCGCTGGCGTGGAACCACAGCGAAACCGAGAACTGGTTCCGCCGATCGTTTGAACACGCGGTTCGTCTCTCTGGCGTGCTGGCAATTTTCGAGGATGAAGAGGCGATTAGCGAGGCGACGGCGCGGGCTGGGGTTGCGCTGACGCGCTTCTACGCGGCTCAGCTTCGACAGATGGATGTCGCGCCCATCAATGAGCGCCATGCTCAGTACCATCAATATATCGCACCCGCCCTCAAGAAATTTCGCGCCAGCCCGAATGGTCTGACTATGAGGGAACTCTATCGGACAATCTGGAAGAAGCTCGATCCGGATCATCGCGGGCGCATTCTTGAAACTATGGAGCGTGACGAACTGATCACAAAAGAGAAAGTCCGAAAGGGCACGAATGAAATCGTGATATACCGGCTGCGGGAGGGCGAATGAGATGATCGTTACCCTCTTTGACAATCTTCGCGACAACGTTGGGCACGAATGGGATGTTGGTCCTGCTGACTTCCTCAGGACGTTGGTCGCCGCGCCTGCGCCTCTAAATCGCGCCGAGAAGGCGAGGGCGCTGGCCTTCTGTGGATGCCGGTTCGATGGTACGCGGGCAAAGCATAACGCGCGCGAACTTTCGGTGATTGCGCTCGATGTGGATGATGGCGGGGCGGACTGGTTCGACGCCTCGTATGAGTTAGATGTTCTGGGCTGTGCGTATGCGCTCTACACGACGACGAAACATCGACGGGATCACAATCGCTACCGGATCGTCATCCCGCTATCGGCTCCGGTTGGCGGCGACGATTATGCCCGCGTCTGGAATTGGTTTTCGCGGTTCCTCGCCAGCCATGGCATCATCGTAGACCGCGCGACCAGTGACATCTCTCGGATGTCGATCGCGCCCCATTTGTGGGAAGGCAAAGACGATAAGGGCGCTGAATACCCCGAGGATGACAATGAGGCTCAGCGCGCGATTGCGCGGCCAGATTGGCCGTTGTTTGCCGTTGAGGTAGCATTGGCGGCGACCACGGAGCCAGATGTCGTAGCGAGAGTTGAGCGGCAGCCCGACCATGCGGGTGATTATCGGAAATGGCAGAACTGGCACATCAACCGCGATGTCCTATCTGACCTCGACATCAGCCCCATCGTGCCGCGAGCGCGCCTCGATGCAGAGATGTCATCGACCGATACTGGCCGGACGTTTCGCTTCCTATGTGGATGTGCGGTGAAGGCTGTCGCTGGTGGCTATGACGTGGATGAGGCTGTTTTGCGGGCGCTAGGCTTGGAGTTCTCGCGTCGCGTGGGACGGAAGCCGGATGGACTCGCGAGGGACGCGCGAAACGCGCTTATGAGAGCGAGGACGCTGGCATGAACCGGGAAGATAGGATTGCGGCCGTCGCCGCTATGCGTGACCTTGAAGCTTCGCCGATGCCACGCGAAACGGGGCAGATACTGGTTGGCCAATACGTCTTTGCGACCAAGGCCGATGCGATTAAGAAGACGAAAGAAATTATCGCGTCGGTAAGCGCTGATGGAATGACCGATGAGGCGCAAGCGTTCTTCCAAGCGCTTGCGGATAATCACCCCTCCATCAACGAAAAGACGGAAGCTCGGCCGTATGTTGTCGAGCCAACAGGCTATCGCTACGCGAATAGACTGACGATAAAGACCGTCAGTCTTCGTATTCAATTCACTGATCGACCCGATTGGAAGACTGATAACGACGCATATCACCGACATCGGGCGCAATTTCCGCACAACTCAATCCCTCTCGGTGTTGATGCGTGCCTACGCATCGTACCGCATCATCAGCGCGTTAAAGCCGCAGCCCGGATGATAGCGGGTAAGCCCTCTCTGCATAATACCGCGCGTCGATACATGCAGAGTAACGCCGTTCGTAAATCGCATTTGACATGCTCGATATGCAAAACGTGGATAGAAAGTGATGATCTTCATTGGGATCACCATCCACACGGGTTCTCGGACATATTTCGAGAATGGCGGATTCAGATGTTACTGACTTGGCAAGGCATCCGGCTTGATCACGCGAATCAGCATCGATTTACCGATCCCAACCTTGCCAGTTCGTGGTATCGATTCCACGAGTATTTCGCTAATTTCCGTCCCACATGTTCGGAGTGCAACATCGCGGATAAGGATCGGCTGCCGCTCATTCTGACAGAGGAAGAGTGGCAAGATTGGTGTAGATCAAATTCCGATACCCTGTGACGGTCGCTCATCTCGATTGCGATTTGGGAATCTATCGATCTACATAGTCAAACTATGGTAGTTCTTCCGGCTCATTGTGTCGTTGCCATTCCAGCATATGCAAGTCGATTTCTTCAAGAAGATGTAGACTGAACTCGACGTTTTTCCGCTTTGATACAAATCGTCTAACTTCGCGTTCATAGGCTGCGCTTGGAAGGTCGGGGTGTCTTCGCTGGCCTGTGCGCGTCCAGCCTACGGCGTCCCAAAGCTCGCCCTGAATGATTTTTGCTTCTTGGAGGCCAGTGTCATGCCGCTCTTGTGCTGCTGTTGCCAATTTGCTTGCACTGTCAGCGGACGGGTAACCACCTTTCCGATAAACTTGTGCTATTTCGTGCAGCGTTTCGAGGTGCGTTGAAACGGCTGATTGCTCAATGGCGATATTCAGAAGTCGCGATACACTTGTCTTCTGCCACTTTCCGCCCCGTCGCGCCGGGATACCCGCGATGTTTAATTCAAGAGCTATCTGTTCGAGCCCAACGTTCCGCCCGTCACTGATCAATTCCCGCAGAATGGGGATAAGGCCACGTGCCCACGCGCGCGCCGCCGTGCGTCGATTTTCAATCCCTTGAAGCTCCAAAGCAACTTTCTGCTCTACCGGCCTCGCCATACACACCCTCCTGTTACCCCTCGTGTAACCGCAAGCTCGTGGGTGGAAAAGTCAGCTATTCTCTCCCGGTTCGTACAACAATTCGTGGAGACAAAATGACCCTGACGCCTACTCAATCCGCCCCTTGCATCGAACTCGTGCACGGTGACGCGCTCACCGTCATGGCCGATCTGCCTTCCGAAGCCTTCGAGCTTATCTTTTGCGATTTGCCCTACGGCTCCACTCGTTGCCAATGGGATAAGCGCATCCCGATGGCCCCCCTGTGGGAGCAATTGGAGCGCATCCTGACTCCGACTGGGACGATCGTCATGACGGCGGCGCAACCCTTCACGACGGACCTTATCGTCGCGGGACGACACCTCTTCAAATACAGTCTCGTTTGGCAGAAAAGCCGTCCGTCGCAGTTTGTCCATTCGGCCAACCGTCCCCTCTCGGATCATGAAGACATTTTGGTTTTCTCGAAGGGGACCGTGATGCATGCGGCGCGCTCGCAGCGGCGGATGACCTATAATGCGCTTGGTGCTGAAGATGACGGCACCCGGCTCCATCGGCGGCAGAAGTCGCGCGCCATGGGGAACACCAACCCGGCAAAGCTTGGGATGCCCTATAAAGCCCGGAAGAACCTCCCCCGGTCGGTGCAATTCCATGCGAACCCCTACAAGCCTCGCCATGAAACTCAGAAGCCGGAAAGTCTGATGGAGTGGATCATCGGCACGTATAGCAATGCGGGCGACCTCGTGCTTGACCCCACCATGGGCAGCGGAACGACCGGCGTCGCGGCAATCCGGCAGGGCCGGGGGTTTTTCGGTATCGAATGCGGCGAGGAGTACTTCGACTATGCGGAAGCCCGCATTCTCGACGAGTTGAGTAATTCCCGCCCGTCTACGCTTCCTCCTGCGCCTGCTGCGGCTTTAGCCGTTCCGTCGCCGGATAACGATGACAGCGAAGAGCAGTCCGACGCCGCCTAGCGCTTCGGCCGATTTTCAAATTCAAAGATTGCCGCTCACGCAAGTCTCAGACTTGCGCGACTGGGAAGGCGCATCTTCGCGCCGCAAGCTCATAAGCGCAAATTCGCGCTTATTTCTCTTCATCAGAAATAGGAAAAGTCATGATCGAAAATGCTCGCAAGTTTGTCGATGATACTGGTCTCATCCCCATCGAGACTGACAGGATCGTCCGTGGGGCTTGCATTCGTCGCATCACTGTTTGCTGCGATCCCGCGAATAACAACCGTCTTGTCATTGTTGCTGATCTAAAGGACGGGGGATTTGAGGTCTTCAAGGCAGGCCCGTCGCTGTCGATCGCCGACACGGTTCAATGGCTGCAAAATGCCTAAGCGGCATGTTCTTCCGGCGGTTTAAACATTCTGCCGGGAAATATTTAGGAGGTAGACTTGAAACTTAGTGATATGGAAATCCAAGCGCTCTCTGAGGACGGGGTTGGCGGCATTAACGCGAATCTTTATTTCCTTATTTATGCGGCTGGCGACGGCGTTGTCGTAGACGGTGCGACGATGTCATGGACCAAGGACGATCCAGAGGATTGCGACGGTGAAGATCGCGATTGGTGGACTCTTAGGGTCGATCACCCGAGTTTCTCGATCAAGGGTGATCGCACCGAACTCATGGACGCTTACAACGTCTATGGGGACGAGATGGCGGCAGTGACATGGTTGCGGCGCAACTTCCGCAAGGATTGGGAATCTGTGATCAGTGAGTGAGCTTCTCGCCAACGATGGACTTGCTGGCCTACTTGGCATCATCGTCCGCCGTCGTGCGGCCGGGACGCTCGACATCCTCACGATCGACATCGCCCCGCCGGGTGGCCGACCACAGCCGCGCTATCGTCTGGCGGATGTTGAGGCCTTCCTCTCAAGAAAGTCCCGACCATGACGATGACCGAAATAGAAATCTGGCGAGACGGCGACGCCGTGTTGACGCAACGCGGTTCGGTCTATTGCTTCGACAACACCGTCGATGAACCAATTTATGGACGGTCTGCGAACGATCTTCTTGAGCGTGACGCAATGGGCATTATCCCATCCGTAGCGCTCTGGACATTGAATAATCAGGAATTGTGATTTTTCGAGCTTATCGGTGGGATACGCGGCCCGCTGATTAAGTAGTCATAGGAGGAACCCTTATGACGAACGAAAGAATCGAAAACCTGCGCCGGATTTTAGAAGAAGCTTACAAGCCGGACGAATCCAAGGATTTCGAGTTCGCCTATCTGCTTGGATCGATAGACGGGATTATGGCCGTGCTTGGCAAGCTGGAAGGCGGCGATGTTGTTAAACATTGA